GGGCGAGGCCTCGGCCACGCCGGACCTCGACGTCCCCGCGCTGCTCGAGCTGCGCGACGCGACGATCACCGCGGAGCTGGCGAACGGGAAGGTCGCCGTGCTCCGCGACGCCTGGCAGGCCCAGGAGGGCACGCTGGGCACGGAGGAGGGGAACCTGCCCCTCCGCTTCGAGGGGCTCTCCCTCGAGTACACCTGACCGCCTGACCGACGACGAGGGCCCCGCGCGGGGTCCAGGACGCCATGAACCAGCCGATCCCCGACGGGGTCCTGATCGACCCCTCGCGGCGCCTCCACGGCGCCACCGTGCCCCTGCGGCGCCCGGTCAAACACGGTGCCGCCATGCTCGAGCGCGTCGTCCTGGAGCCGCTCTCGGCCGCCCACGTGCGCAAGGCCCCCGACGAGTGGGGTGAGACGGGGCCCGTGCTCGAGTTCGCCGGCGAGCTCTCCGGGCTGCCGCCCTCGGTCCTCGACCAGGTCGCCGGGGCGGACCTGGGCGAGCTCGTGCGCGCGACCTTCCACGTGGCCTGGCCGATGCTCGACCTTCCGGTGCAGTGGGAGGCGGTCTGGGCCCGCCGGCGCGAGGCGGCGCTGGCCGGCGCGCCCGGACACCGCCTCCGCGACGGCAAGCCCGAGGTCCTCGCCGAGGACGGCCTCGCCTGGCTCCCGGTCCCCCCGGGCCTGCCGGACGTAGCCGGCGGGCACGAGCTCGAGCTCGAGGCCCCGATCGCGCTCGAGCGCGACCAGGTCTCCCGGATGCGCTTCGAGGAGCTCACGGGCCGCGTGGCGCGCCGCTGCCCCATCGACGCCTTCCCGGTCAAGAAGCTGCCCTGGCTCGTCGAGGAGCTCACGGGGACGCCGCGCGCGGTCGTGGACCAGCTGAGGGGGCGCGACCTACACCGCGCGCTCGCGCTCGCCCAGCTTTTCTTCTTGGCTATCCGAGGGACTACCGCGACCTCTGGGTAGCGCTCGCCTGGCGGCTCGGCACCCAGCCCTCGGAGCTCGATCGACTCCCGGGCTCGGAGCTTCTAGCCTGGTTCGCGGCGCTCGAGCGGCTGGACCAGCACCTCCGGCGCCGCCCCTCGCGGTAGACCCGTGGCCCAGACCTTCCCCCTCTTCGTCCCGCTGACGCTGCTCGACCGCTTCTCGCGGCCGCTGGCGGCCGCAGGAGGCGCGCTCGAGGGCTTCGGCAAGAAGGCCGAGCGATTCGGGAAGAAGCTGACCGTGGGGCTCACGGTCCCGCTGGCGGCCTTCGGGACCCTGGCCGTGCGCACCGGCCTCGAGTACGAGCAGTCGCTGAACCGGGTCGAGGCGATCACCGGCGCGACCTCCGAGGAGATGGAAGGCCTCCGCCGTGCGGCGGAGGGGGCGCTCGGGACCAGCGGCATCCCGACCACGGCCCGGGCCTCGGCCGCCGCCATGGTCGTCCTGGCGCGCTCGGGGATGGCCGTCGGGGAGGTCCACGCGACCCTGCCCAAGGTGATCGACCTGGCCGCGGCCGCCTACGTCGACGAGGCCCGGGCGGCCGAGCTGACCGCGGACGTCCTCGACGTCTACCGCCTCTCCGCGGACGAGGCCGGCCGGGTGACCGACCTCCTGGCGCTCGGCGCGAACCGCTCCCAGCAGGAGCTCGAGGGCTTCGCCCAGGGGCTGATCGAGGGCGGCAAGGCGGCCAAGCCCTTCAATCAGGACCTCGAGTCGACGGCGGCGATCCTGGACGTGCTGGCCGACGCCGGGTCCCAGGGGGCCGAGGGGGCGGGGCTCTACCGCCTGGCTCTCGCGAAGCTCGCCCGCCCGACCGGCGAGACCGAGCGCGCTCTGCGCCGGCTGCAGGTGCGCAAGGACGAGCTCTTCCGCGAGGACGGAGGCCTGCGGCAATTCGACGAGGTCCTGGAGACCCTCTCCGCGCGCGGCGCCACAGCGGGGGACGCCGTCGAGCTCTTCGGGACGCGGGCGGGTCCGGCGCTGGCGGCCCTGCTCGGCCCGGGCGCCGCGCGCGCGCGGGAGTTCGCCGAGGAGCTACGCGGCGCCGGCGGCTCGGCCGAGCAGTTCGCCGGGATCGCGCGCCAGGGTGCGGCCGGGCCGCTCAAGGACTTCCAGGTCCTCTGGGAGGCCCTGCTCGTCACGGTCGCCCGTTCCGGTCTCCTGGAGGCCCTCGGCTCGCTCGCGACGAGCGCCGGCGAGGTCCTCGGCGTCGTGGCCCAGCTGCCGCAGCCGGTCCTGCGCTGGGGCCTCGCGCTCGGCGCCGCGGCCGCCGCCCTCGGCCCGCTCCTCGTGGGCCTGGGCGCGACGCTGCAGGTCGTGGGGCCGCTGCTCGCCGCCCTGCCGAAGCTCGGTCTGGCGACGGCCGCGTTCCTCTCGACCCCCTTCGGGCTCGCCACGCTGGCCGTGGGGGCCCTGATCGCCGCCGGCGTCGCGCTCGTCGCGAACTGGGACTCGATCAAGGGGGCCGCCGCGAACGCCTGGGGCGCCGTCCGGGACGCCGTGGGCGGGGCCGTCGACTGGATCGGGGGCAAGCTCTCGGCCCTGAGCGGGCTCGTCCCGGACTGGCTCCGCGACCTCCTGGGGGGCGACGGGGGGGCGGCCGCGCCGACGGCGAGCCTGGGCGGCGGGGCGGCGCCCGCCTCGGTCGGCCCGGCGCGCCTCGAGGCGGCCGCGCGCGCCGGCACGGACGCCGGCCGGGCGCGGGTCGGGGGCACGGTGCGGGTCGAGTTCGAGAACGCCCCGCCCGGCACGCGCGTTTCCTCGCGCCGCGCCGGCGACGTGCCGCTCGACGTCGACGTCGGCTACAACCTCGCGGCCGGTCTCGCCGGCTAGTAGGCTCGGGCGCGCCGGCCCGCGGGCTCGGCGCTCGCCGCCGGGCGGGTGGCACGTCGCGTCGCGTCCTCGTCCCCCCGCCCGCTACCCACGTGCTGGACACCGCGGTTCGCGTCGGCGCCGGGCTCGCGGCCGGCGCTCCGCCATGCCCACCTGGAAGGAACGCCTGCGGCCCGCCTCGTTTTCCGGGGTCCTCTTCCACGTCCGCGACTCGGAGAACTCCGGCGGGCGCCGCGCGGCCCTGCACGAGTACCCGCTGCGCGACCTCCCCTTCCTCGAGGAGCTCGGGCGCGAGGCGCGCCGGGTGCTGGTCGACGGCTACCTCGTCGGCGACGACTACGCGGTCCGGCGCGACCAGCTGATCACGAAGTTCGAGACGGCCTCGCCGGGCTTCCCGCGCCGCCCGGGCCGGACGCTCGTCCACCCGACCCTCGGGGCGCTCAAGGTCCTCTGCACGTCGTTCCGGTTCCGCGAGACGCTCGACGAGGGGCGCATGGTCCGCTTCTCGGCGGAGTTCGTGGAGGTAGGGGAGGAGCTCGAGCCGGCGCCCGCGATCGAGCCGGCGGGAGCCGCCGACGCGGCCGCCGAGGATCTCGGCGCGGCGGGCGCGGCCGAGTTCGCCGGCGGGGTCGAGGTCGACGGCGTCGTCGAGCGCGCGCGCGAGGCGATCGCCGACGTCGTGCACGAGACCGTCGACCGCCTGCGGCGCCTGGACGTCTTCTCGGGCCCGACCCGGGACGTGACCCGCCTGGAGTCGCTCCTGACGGGCCTCGCGAACGAGGTCTCGACCCTGGTCTCTGCCCCGGCGGACCTCGCTGCGCGGGTCCTCCAGGCCCTCGACGCGGTGCTCGACGCGGCGAGCTCGCCGGCGGGGGCGCTGGAGGCCTACCGGGCCCTCTTCGAGTACCCGCCGATCGACGACGCCGGAGAGGGCCAGCAGGGGAGCTTCGCGCGGGAGAACCACCGACTGACGGCCGAGCTCGTGCGGGTGGCGGCCGTCGGGGGCGCCGTCCGCGCCGCCGCGCGCACCGATCACGAGACCCTCGAGGACGCCCAGGAGGTGCGCGCCGAGCTCGGGGCCGAGCTCGACCTCCTGGCGGAGGAGGTCGGGGACTCGGTCCTGGTCGAGCTCGAGGACCTGCGCGCGGTCCTCGGGCGCTCGGTCCCGCCGCCGGACGCGGACCTCCCGCGCCTGCGAACGATCGAGCTGGCCGAGACCCGGCCCGCGCTGGCGGTCGCGCACGAGCTCTATCCGGCCGAGCTCGGCCGCGACGAGGAGGTCGTGCGCCGGAACTCCGTCCGCCACCCCCTGCGGGTGCCCGGGCGCGTCCCCCTCCTCGTCCTCTCGAGGTGACCCGTGGCCGACGTCCGCGGTGACGAGCTCGAGCTCCTGGTGGGGGGTGCCCGCTACACGGGCTGGGAGCGCCTCGAGGTCGTGCGCTCCCTCGAGGCCGCCTCGGGCGCCTTCGTGGTCGAGGTCGCCGACCGGGGCCCCCTGGCCGTCCGAGCGGGCCAGGAGGTGACCGTGCGCCTGGCCGGCGCCGTGGTCGTCCGCGGGCACGTGGACGCCGTGGAGGCCCGCGGGGACGCCCGCCGGCGCTCCTTCACGGTCTCCGGACGGGACCGCACCGCCGACCTGGTCGACTGCTCGGAGCTCTCGGAGCCCGGCGAGTGGTTCGACGTCGGCCTCCTCGAGCTCCTGAACCTGATCGCCGCACCCTTCGAGGTGGAGGTGGAGAGCCGCCTCGAGGAGACCCCCGACCCCTTCGCGCGCTTCGCCCGCCAGCCCGGGGAGAGCGCCTGGAGCGCTGTCGAACGCGCCTGCCGGCTGCGGGGTGTGCTCGTCCACTCCTCCGGCGACGGGCGCCTCCTGCTCGAGCGCCCCGGCCGCGGCCTCGCCGGCGTCGCCCTGCGCGAGGGCCGCAACGTCCTCTCCTGGGCCGTCTCCACCGACCTCCGCCAGCGCTTCTCGTCCTACGTCGTGCGCGCCCAGTCGCCCGGGTCGGACGACTTCTACGCCGACCAGGCGGCCCTGGTGGAGGCCGAGTCGGCCGACCCCGCCGTGGGGCGCTTCCGGCCCTTGCTCGTCCTCGCCGAGGGGGCGCTGGTCTTCGAGAACGCGCGCGACCGCGCGAACTGGGAGGCCACGGTCCGGGCGGCCCGGAGCGAGCGGACGGTGGTCACGGTCCAGGGCTGGCGCCAGGCGCCGGACGCACCCCTCTGGGACCTGAACCAGCTGGTGCACGTCGTCCTGCCGGCGCTCGAGCTCGACCAGGTCCTGCTCGTCCAGGAGCTGCGCTTCGCGCGCGACCTCGAGCAGGGCACCACGACCACGATCGGCCTCACGCGGCGCGACGCCTACGACCCCCAGCCGGAGGTCGACGAGCGCGACCAGCTCGAGTACGGGGAGGGGGACTGATGGACGTCCTCGGCGCCGTGCGGGCACTGGTGGCCCCGGTCCTGACCCGGGTCAAGCTCCTCGCCCAGCGCGCGGTCGTGCGCGCGAGCGACGACGCCCCGCGCGCGGCGACGCTCTCCCTCGCGGTCCTGGCGCGCGAGCAGCTGGCGCGGGTCGAGCGCTTCGCCCACTACGGCTTCACGAGCCGGCCCCCGACGGGGTCGGAGGCGATCGTCCTCTGCCTCGGCGGGAACCGCGACCACCCCGTCGTGGTGGCCGACGAGGACCGGCGCGAGCGCCCCGCCGGGGGTCTCGCCGAGGGCGAGGTCTGCGTCTACGCGGCCGGCGGGGCGCGGGTCTACCTGCGGGCGGACGGCTCGGTCGAGATCGTCGCCCCGGGCGGGGTGCTCGTCTCGGGCGACGTCGAGGTGGACGGCGACCTGGGCGTCTCCGGGAACGTGACCGCCGCCGGCGACGTGGCGGACGGCGTGGGGACCCTGGCGGCCCTGCGCTCGGCCTACAACGTCCACGTGCACTCGGATCCGCAGGGCGGCTCGACCGGGCCGCCGGTCCCCACCGTGTAGGATCCGCGGCCGTGATCGACGTCGCCTTGGTGCCGGTCTCCGAGACCCTCGACCTCGTCCTCGAGGCCGGCGACCTCCGTCCCGAGGCGGGCCTGCGCACGGCCGTCCTGGTCTCGCTCTTCTCCGACGGCCTGGCGGACCCCGACGACGAGACCCCGGACGGGGGGCCGGACCGGCGGGGCTGGTGGGGGGCCGAGGTCCTGGACGAGGACCGCGGGGACTTCTTCGGCTCGCGCCTCTGGCTCCTCGAGCGCGCTGCGCTGCGCGACGCGACGCTGGTCGAGGCGGAGTCCCACGTTCGCGAGGCCCTGGCCTGGCTCCTGCGGGAGGGCATCGCGGAGCGGGTCGACGTGACGGCCACGCGCCTCGACCGCGCGACCCTCTCGCTCGAGGTCCGCCTGGTGCGCGGGGCCGCGACGGAGCGCGCGGACCTCTGGTCGGCGGAGCTCGCCGAGACGGTCGAGGTCGGGCCGACCCGCTTCCGTCTGGTGGCGGTCCCCTAGCTCCGGCATCCTCTCCGGGGTGACGTTCGCGCGGCCCACCCTCCCCGAGCTCGTCCAGCGCTCGGAGACCGAGCTCGCGACCCGGCTCGGCCTCGGCGCCCTGCTCGAGCGCAGCGTCCTCAAGGTGCTGGCGCGCACCTGGGCGGGCGGCCTGCACGGGGTGTACGGCTACCTCGACTGGGTGGCGCGCCAGGTCGTGCCGCTCTCGGCCGAGGCCGAGATCCTCGACCGCTGGGCCCAGCTCTTCGGGGTGACGCGCCGCGCCGCCGCCCGCGCCGCCGGCTCGGTCACCTTCACCGGGACGAGCGGCGTCGCGGTCCCCCTCGGGACGGTCGTGCAGCGCGCCGACGGCCGGCGCTTCGCGACCACCGCCGGTGGCGTCCTCGCGGCCGGCACCCTGACCCTGGCGGCCGAGGCCGAGCTGGCGGGCCTCGCCGGCAACACCGCCGCCGCGACGACGCTCTCCCTCGCGACCCCAATCGCCGGCGTGACCGCCGCCGTGGTCGCCGCCGGCGGGCTCGTGAACGGACTGGACCCCGAGACGGACCGCGAGCTGCGCGAGCGCCTGCAGGCCTTCGTCTCGGCGCGCCCGCAGGGCGGGAGCGTCGCCGATTACGAGGCCTGGGCGCGCGAGGTGCCCGGGGTGACGCGCGTCTTCGTGCTCGAGAACGGCATGGGCCTGGGCACCGTGATCGTCCTCTTCACGACCGACGACGACCCGGCCGGGCCGATCCCCAACATGGCGAAGGTCGACGAGGTCCTGGCCCGCCTGACGGACGAGACCCGCCGGGACTCGCGCCCCGTCTGCGCCGAGGTCTTCGTCGAGGCCCCGATCCCCCAGCCGGTCTCGGTGACGGTCGAGCTGACCCCGAACACCCTCGCCGTGCAGGAGGCCGTGACCGAGGCCCTGGCGGGCATGCTGCGCCGCGAGGGCCGCCCCGGCGGCACGATCCGGCGCGAGAAGTTCATCGAGGCGATCGCAACCGCCGCCGGCGAGCAGGACCACGACCTGACCGTGCCCGCCGGCGACGTCGTCGTGGGGCCGACCAGCGTCCCCCTCCTCGACGTGGTGACCTTCCTGTAGGCGCCCCGCCGTGGACCAGATCGAGCTCACCGAGTTCCTGACGCCGGTCGTGGGCGCCGGAGTCTCGGTCGACTGGGACCTGACCGCCGGCGGGATCACCGAGCCGACCAAGGCGGCCGTGCTGCTCTACTCCGCCAGCGACGCCGACGACACCGACCACCCCAGCGCGCGCGTCGGGATCACTCTGGTCTCCTCCGAGAGCACCAACAAGGTCCACTCGAACTGCGTCCTGGCCCGCGACGCCCTGGCGGCCCCGGACGCGCGGACGGCCGTCGGGGCCCGGGCCTGCTACGTACCCCGGGTTTCTGCGTTCCCCACCCAGTTCGACCAGGACAACAGCTACCAGGCGGCGATCTCCGGCGGCTTCCGCTTCCGGACCACGATCGACCCTTTGGTCCGCAGCCGCGGCGCCGCCCTGATCCTGGCCGGGACCGGCATGCGGTCGTGGTCTGGATCCGCCGAGGCGACCACGACCCAGCAGGACGTCGACACCGGGCCGCTCCTGCCGACCGACCAGCGCTTCCGTCCGCACCTCCTGATCGTCGTGGCCACCAGGACCTCGGGGACCTCTGGCCAGATAGACGATGCGGCGATGGGAGTCGGCTTCGTAGTGGACGACGGCGGCCCGACCCAGGTCTGTGCCTTCACGGACTGGGCCGACGCCACGGAGCCGAGCGACACCGACGGCGAGCTGCGCTCCGACGCCGGGGCCGCCGGTCTGCGCCCCTCGGCGCGCGGGACGCGAGTCCTGGTGACCTTCGAGTTCACGTCCACCGGGTTCAAGCACCAGGCGAGCGCCGACGACCTGTCCTTCACGTTCCTGGCGGTGCGGTTCGAGGCGGGGGCCCCCGGGATCTACGCCGGGAACCACGAGCTGAACGGGAGCACGAGCGAGCCGATCGTCCTACCCTTCGACCCGCACGCCGTGCTCGCCCTGAGCTCGCTCCTCGGTGGCCTGGACACGCCCGTCTCGAGCAGCGACGCCGGAGCCTTCGGGCTTTCTCTCTTCGGTCCCTCCTTCGAGCGCGCCTACTCCGCGCGCATGAAGCAGGGGGAGAGCACCTCGAGCGACGCCAGCTTCCGACAGGAGGCTGTGGCCGTCCTGACCCTGGACCACCTGGGCGCCGTCGCGCGCCGAGGCACCTACGACGGTCCGGCCTCGCCCCACGGCTTCGTCCTCGACTTCACGTCGCCCGCCGCCGGCCACCTCACGATCCTGGCCCTCGCGCCGGTGGGTCTCGTGCCGGTGGACGCGGTCGAGCTCCCGCTGGTCCTGCCGGCGGTGACGATCGCGGGACTGATCACGCCGTCGCCGGTCGTCCTCGGACTCGGCGTCCCGGCGGCCATCGTCGTCCTGCCGCAGCAGCCGGCCCCGGCCGCGCTCGCGCTCCAGCTCCCGGCCCCGACGCTTTTCACCCCGAGTCCGATGGCCGTGCGGATCCCACCCGTCCTCGGGCCCAGCTACCACGCGAGCCTCGCCGCGCTCCTGCCGCGCGGGCTCGCCTGGAACCGCCGCGTGGAGGCCGAGACGTGACCACGACGCTCCTCCGCGTCCTGCGCGCGCCGGCCGAGCTCCTGGCCCAGCTCGAGCTTCGCTCGCTCGACCTCCTCGAGGAGACCGACGTGCGCACCACCGTCGAGCTGCTCCCCGAGTGGGCCGAGTGGCTGGGCCTGGCCGAAGACTGCACCGACGGCCTGCCGCAGACGACGCCCGAGCAGCGCTTCGCCGCCTACCGGAAGCTCACCACGCCGGGCGGACAGAACCGCTTCCACTACGTCGAGGTCGCCCAGGCGCTCGGCTACGACGTCGACCTCGAGGACCTGGTCGAGCTCCTCCCCTTCGTGGCGGAGGGCTCGGACGCCGAGGACCCCTGCTACGACGACGACTGGCGCTTCGTGCTCGAGGTGCACGCGCCGGAGGTGACGCCGCGCTTCGCGCGCGCCGGCGAGAGCGTCGCCGGCGAGCCCCTGGTCACCTTCGGGAACGAGCTCCTCTCCTGCACGCTCGACAACCTGAAGCCGGCGCACGTGCTCTTCCTCTACATCTTCGACAAGCCCTACGCTGGCTACGCCCCCTGGAACTTCGCGGCCCCCACCCCCGTCCAGCTGGGCCTCGTCCTGCCGATCCCCACCAGGAGCTGAACCATGTTCCGGATCGACCACCCGACCCGCGCCGCCGCGCTGCCCTCCCCCGACCCGGTCGCGTCCCAGGGCTTCTTCACCAAGGGCGACCCGACGATGGCGGTGCCCGCCACGCGCGTCACCCAGGACTGGCTCAACGCGGTCCAGGAGGAGCTCGCCAACGCGATCGAGGCGGAAGGGGTCGTCCTCGACAAGGGGGACCGCAGGCAACTCTCCCGCGCGCTGCAGCGCACCCGAGGGGGTTCAGGTTTCTCCAACCTGATCCAAAACCCGGAGTTCGACGTGGCCCAGCGCGGCACCACCATCGCGATCAACCCCGGGAACCCTGGCTCCGGCACCTTCGCCCTTCTGCGCGGTCCCGACCGTTGGCGGTACCGCCTCGGAGACGCGACGGACGAGGGCACGTGGAGCACCACGATCGACGCGATCAACACCCTCGGCGACGTCCCTAACTCCGGGGCGACCAGCTACGCGACGCTGCAGCGCAACGGGACCTCCAGCAGCGGGGTTCGACCCGCCATCGAACAAGCGATCGAGGGTGTCCACCTCCTCTCCGGCGAGCCCGTCGTGTTGGCCTTCGATTGTCGCAAGCACCAGGTCAGCGATCCGGTTGGCGACATCGAGCTCGTGGAGCTCATTCAGGTCTTCGGACAGACTGGCTCGCCGAGCGCTCCCGTGACCACGGTCCTATCCTCGCCGCTCACGGGGTACGACGGCACCTGGCGGCGGTTCACCTTCACCGGCGTCCTGCCCTCGATCTCCGGGAAGACGATCACCAACGGGCACCACCTTCTCCTCCGGATCCACTTCACCGACCAGACGGCGACGGCGCGGGTCGACGTGACGGGTTTCGTGATGCAGCGAGGCACGATCGATCCCGGCTACACGAGCCGCGGGCGCGTTCTGGAGACGCTCCTCTGCTCGCGGTACTTCGAGAGCAGTCGCTACGGCGACGGTGCGGTTCCGACTCTTGCATTCACCGCCGGCTGCGAGGAGGTCGGCCTCTGGGACACCGCCTTCGACGGCGCTGGCAAGGTGCGGACCCTTGGTCGGCGATTCCTGGTCCCGAAGTACGCGCGCAACGCCTCCGTCGTCCTGCCTACGGTCACGTGGCGGGGCACCAACGGGTCGGACGACTTCGTCACGGAAGGTGCCTCGACCCACCACCCCGTGACGTCGGCCGACGTGACCTTCGATCACTCCGGGTTCCCGGAGATCACCTCCCCGCCCGCCGGCGGGACGCTGCGCCAGTTCCGGGGTTACTTCTACGCCGAGGCCGAAATCCTGGCGTGATGGAGCCCTCGACCTTCGCCCTGCGCGCGCTCGCGCTACTCGCGGTGCTCGTCGGCCTGCTCCAGGCCTTCGGCGTGCTCGCCTGGTACGCCGGCGCCCGGCTCGTGACGCCCCCCAAGACCTGGCACGTGGTCTCCGTGGCGATCGGCTGGACGCTGATCCAGGTCTTCGCGCTGATCGGACTCGCCCGGACCTGGATCGACGTGCCCCTGCCGCCTGGGCTCCGGGCATGCTTCGCGCTAGTCGGCCAGGCCTTCGTGATCTACGGGACCCACCAGCTCTTCTGGGCCGCCCGCCGGCGTGAGCGGCGCGAGGGTGCAGGAGGATCCGCGTGACCGACCTCGGCCCCTGGATCGCCGTCGCCTCGCTGACGATCTCGCTCTCGGTGCTCGTCTTCGGGGCGATCCAGTACCGGCGCGTTGCCCGCAAGGACTACGTGGACGAGCTCGAGCGCGAGCTGCGCCGGATCGAGGCCCGCACGACGGAGTGCGAGGTCGCCCGAGAAGCCCTGGCCCGGAAGGTGGAGGAGTGCGAAGAGGAGCGGGGGCGCCTGGAGCGGCGCACCTTCGAGCTGCTCTCCGAGCTCCACCAGCGGCCCAGCGGTCCCACGCAGCCGGCCTTCTAGCCGCGCCGGCGCGGCGCGCGGACTTCCTGGACGACCACCGGGAAGAGCGCCTCCACCAGGCGCTTCTTCACGCGGTAGGCCTCGGTCGCGTGCCCCTTCACGTCCTCGAAGGTGACCCGCCCGTCGGCCCAGAAGACGGCGAAGTCCGCCACGTAGCGCACGCCGCCCGGTAGGTGAAAGGGCACCTGGCGCAGCGTGAAGCGCACGGCTCCCGCCGCGCGGAGCTCCTCGAGCTCGACCCAGCGACGCGCCTCGGCCTTCGACCCGAAGAGCGTCCCGCCGACCGTGCGCTCGGCCGCCGGCGAGACCCCGTACTTGTGGCCGCGCGAGCCGCCCCGCCGCCGGCGCGACTCGGCCAAGGCCGCCTCGAGGGCCGCGCGGCCGGTCAGTCGAGGAGCTTCCAACGCGGGTCCCTATCCCGGTTCGAGGTGGCCCGCTCCGCGCGGCCCTCGGTCTCGAGGACGCGCAGGGCCGCGTGGACCGCGGCCGCGGGGAGGCGCAGCGCGCGCGCGAGCTCGCGCTCGGAGACGATCCCCTCCCCTAGGGCCCGCAGGACCACGTCCAGGCGCTCGCGCGTCACGATCACCGCTCGCGAGGATACCCGGGCGGGCTACGCGAGGGGCTCCCCGAGATGGAGGCGGCGGAACTGGGTGCGGTCGTCCAGGGCCGCCTGGAAGGAGTCGTGCTCGCGCGAGAAGCGCCGCCAGTCGGTCAAGCACCAGGTCCCGGACCGCTTGCGCAGCAGGGCTACCTGGCTCGAGAGCGGGTAGGACTCGGCCGGCTCGGCGAGCTCGCGGGCGAGGTCCAGGTTCACCTGGACAGACGTCGAGGCGGTCGGCTGCGCCTCGGATCGAGCCGCGAAGGCCCAAGAGAGGAGATCGCGGAGGAGCTTCACTGGAGCGTCTCCCGGCGCCGGACGGACTCCAGCAGCTCGAAGTGAGCGAAGAAGACCCGGATGGTGAACCAGGCCCCGAGCAGCGAACCCAGGAAGGCCGCCGCCATGGTGAGGCCGGCGAAGGCGTAGATGTTCACGACGCGGAGCCCTCCAGCTGACGAGCCCGGGCCCAGTGGGCGAGGACCAGCCCCGCCGAGAGCGTTGCCCAGGCGAGGCACTGGCCGGGCGCCCCGAGGGCGCTCGCCACGGCGAAGGCGAAGCTGGAGAGCGCCTGGACGGCGGCGCACCCTCGGTGGAAGGCGGCGCCGATCACGAGACCCTCCGGACGCGCAGCGTCGGCTGGGCGCGGTCCCGCAGCTCGCGGCGGGCGAGGTGCGCGAGCGCCTCCCGGCCGATCCGGCTCGCCTCGGTCTCGAGGGCGCGGGCGCCCCGCGTCCGCAGCTCGTGCAGCTTCTCCTCCAGCTCGATCCCCCGCAGCGCTTCTTCGACGGTCATGGTCGTTTCCTTCCGTGTGCCCCTGGGTTGCGTCTTCCGGGTCTCCCCGGCCTGAGACCTACTTCGGACCTCGGGCTCACGCAGCTCGAGCGGAACGGGGGTATCTTTCGTCCGGCGGCGCGCGGTGCAGGGATTGCCGCGCGGCCGCCGGCGGGCTCCGGCCCTCGGTCTTCTCGGCACGCGCAGGAGGGGGAAAGACCTCCCCCCTCCCCCCCACTCCCTCCGACACGCGCGGAGCCGGGGCCTCGGGATGGACACGAAGAAGACGCCGAGGCGTCTCCAGCCGGGGAGCCGGGGCCCGCTTCTTTCAGAGGTTCGGCGGGCCCTGAAGCAGGACCTGGACGCTCGTCACGCCGATCCCGGCCGCGGCCGTCGCGACGCCGATCGTCCGGTTGCCGGCCGAGGTCGTCGTCACCTCGCCGGCGCCGGCGTCCCAGTAGATGCGCTGGTGCAACGTGATCGCGTCCCCGGAGACCTTGGGCAGGAGGAACGTCCCGCGCACCTGCAGCGTCGCCGGCTGGCCCGTCAGGACCGAGGCCTTCACCACCCCGAAGGCGTCGCCCGAGAGGAGCCCCTCGCCGGCGGTGAGGTCCGCGGGCGCGGTGAAGACGAGCTCGGTCCCGGCGACGCGAGCCGCGAGGGCGAGGATCGCCGAACGCACCTGGGTCGCGTCGAGCCTGTCGAGCGCGAGGCCCTCGGCCTCGACCAGGCCAGCGAGCTCCTCCTGCAGGGCGTTGAGCCAGTCGGGCGAGATCACCGTCCCCTGGACCCCGGCGAAGGGGTTCCCTCCCACCCAGGTCCCCGCCACGGAGCCGGGGGAGTCGATGCGGAACATGCCGAGAGGGTAGCCTCGGGCCCATGCTCAAGCACCTCTCCCGACTCGTCGCCCTGGTCCTCTGCGCCGTCGCCTGGGGCCAGGAGACCCCCCGCTACTTCGAGGTCCTGATCCCAGAGGGGAGCTCGACCGGTTTCTCGATCGACGCGAAGAGTCCCCACCAGACCCGGTACTACTCGAGCACGGCCGGACTCGAGCGCGTCGTCGGGCAGAGCCTCGGCGGGATCCCGCCCGAGCAGCTCGAAGGCGCCCGGGTCGCGGTGCGCGCGAGCCTGCGCGCCCAGGCCGCCCCGGGCTCCTTCTGGCTCGACCGCGGCTTCGACGGGGTGCGCTTCCGCGGGGCGGGCCTCGACCGCTCCCGCCTCCGGGCGCCGCCGGGCACCGACCAGACGGTGCTGGTCGACCGCCACCAGGGCGCCGTCCTCCTCGAGGCCGTCACGGTCCACGCCGGGCCGCGCCAGGCGGTCTTCTTCGGCCTCGAGCACAAGGGCGATCCGATCCTCGACCGCTTCGAGCTGCTCATGCGCGACGCCAAGGTCGTCGCGGACCCCCCGACGGACGGGAACCCCCACTCCACCGTCTGGGGGCTCTTCGCGTACCAGGCGGACGTCACCCTCGAGCGGGTCGAGCTCGACCTCCTCTTCTCGGCCGAGCACGCCTCCTACTGGCACGGCTTCGCGAAGTACGGCCTGCGGTGGAAGAACGTCAAGGCGCGCGCCGGCGCCGAGGTCTGCAAGGTCCGGAGCAGCCCCAGCGAGACGGACTGGGTCGCCGGCGCGACGATCGAGCTGCGGGGGTGCCGGATCGAGGACTGGTTCCACCCGGAGAGGTCCTGGCGCGGCGGGGCCGGGCTCGTGGTCCAGGGTTCGGGCTGCGCTGTGCTGGTCGAGCGCTGCGTCTTCCTCGGCAACGCCGGCAACCGCTCGCGCTGCATCATGGTCGACGACTCCGGCGGGGACTTCTTCGGCTACCCCTCGGGCGCGGTGGGCGTCGGGGCCGCCAACGGCCCGGTGGTCGTGCGCGACTCGGGGCTCTTCGGCGGGCCGGCGCTCGACTCCGGGCTCGCGATCCTGGCCCGGGTCGGCAACTTCGCGGGCTCGTCGCGGCCGTGCGCCCCGCGCGTCCGCTTCTCCCGCTGCGCCCTGATCGGCGCCGGCGTGCAGCTCCAGCTGGGGGACGTCCCCGCCGGCAAGACCCGCGTGGTCGGCTGCAACACCGAGGCGATCCTCGAGCTCGTGAAGGGACTCGGGTACCCCTACGAGCCCGAGGGCGTGATCGCGCTCCGGGACCGCCTGGCGAAGATCTCCGAGGGCCTGGTGCGGTAGCCTGTCCGGGTCCCCAAGGAGACCTCCATGACCGAGAAGCACGATAGCACCACCTTTCAGAGCGGGGAGGGGAAGCTGACGCTGGCCGGCGTCGTGACGAGCGTCGTCGCCCTGGCCGCGGACAACGCCCAGGCCCTGAACCTCGACTCCGGCGAGCGGAAGATCGTCCTCCTGGGTGCCATCGCCCAGGTGGTCGTCCTGACGATCGCGCGGACCGTCCTGAAGGTCCTGCGCCGGGCCTAGCCCGCCGGCGGCGGGCTGCTCCCCTTCGGGCGCCGGCGCCGCGCCGGGGCGGGCCCGTCCTCGGCGTCCTCGTCGGAGGCGAAGGGGAGCGGCGGCTGCACGACCTTGGCGTGCAGGTCGAGCTCGAGCGCTTCCCCGTCGACGGCGGCCAGGAGGAACTCGAGGAGCTCGCGCGGCTCGCGGACGTCCTCGCGGGCGAGCACGAGCGCGAGCACGACCTTGGGCTTCTCGTCGTCGCCGGTCGGCAGGACGAGCTTCGCCCCGCGGAGCTTGACGATCCCCTTCCAGGAGGCCTCGCCGTCCTCCCAGGAGAGCTCGACCTCGACGGCCTCGCCGGCGGACGCGGCCGCGAAGGCGAGGACCTTCGACGGGGTCGGCCCGGAGTAGACGAGGGGGAACGCGACCTGGGTAACGCGAGACTCTCCGCCGGTCGCGGGGAGCGAGAGACTCGCAGACTGCGCCCGGACGGGCGCTTCGAGGCTGGACACCATGGGGAGGATCGTAACCGCTTGAACGGGGGGGCGGGGTCCCTATGCTCCTCGGTCGAGCCCCACCCCGTCCCGCCGACCCTCCCGAGCCCCCACCAGAGACCTCGATGAGCTTCGTCTACCAGCGCCCCAAGGAGCTGCTCGCGACGGCGGCCCTCAACCTGGGCACCGCGGACCTGCGCGTCGCCCTGGTGATGACCAACACCACGACGGACACGGAGAAGGCCGCCAACACCTTCGCCGGCTTCACCACGCTCGACGAGTGCGACGGGGCGAACTACGCCCGCGTCGACCTCGCCGGCGTGACGACCGTCCGGGACGACGGGAACCTGATCGTCTACCTCGACGCGAACGACGCCGTCTTCACCAACCTGGGCGCGGGGACGCGGCAGAACCAGGCGGCGCTGCTCCACGTGCACAATGCGACGCCCGGCCTCGAGGTCCCGGTGGCCTTCATCGACACGGGCGGGTTCCCCTTCGACGGCACCGGCGCGAACAACACGATCCAGTGGGCCGCGCTGGGGATCCTCCAGCTGACCGGCTGACGGCCGGCTGAGGGCCGAGGCTCCCCGTGGCGCTCGACTACGGGATGCGGGTCGTCCACTTCCGACCCGGCATCGGCGAGATCTACGAGCGGGACCTGATCTCGGCCCACGCGACGACGCCGGCGACGGCCGGCACCTTCACGATCACCGTCGACGGGCAGACGACGGCCGGGATCGCCTTCGACGCCCTGCCCTCGGCCGTGCAGTCGGCCCTCGAGGCCCTGAGCAACGTCGCGCCGGGCGACGTCGCCTGCTCGATGCTCTCCGGCACCGACCTGGGCGACGCCGGCGCGGTCCTGGTGATCGTCTGGGGCGGGGCCTTCGCCGGCGTCGACCCGGTCGTGACGGCGAACTTCGCGGGGCTCACGGGGAACCCGCACACCTTCGAGGCCCGCCTGCGCCAGGTCATCCGGATCCCCTCCGGCTACGGCGCCGACAAGACGATCCTCGCCGCTCGCTTTCGCATGGGCGGGGCCGCGGCCCTGGACACGATCGAGGCCACCGCGCGGATGTTCCTCGGCGTCGCGGACGCGACCAGCCAGTTCTCCCTGAGCTCGTCGGCCGAGGACAACGTCCTCCCCTCTTCCGCGAACGCCGGTTACCAGGTCGACACGGACTCCGTGCTGCGCACGCCGACCGGGCACTGCTCCCGGATCGAGTTCGCCACCGGCGACGGTTCGGTCGAGGTCTCCTGGCGCGGGACCCTGCCCAACCTCCGAGCCTCGGTGGCCCTGTGGTTCGGGGACGACCTCGAGGCCAAGGTGGGCACCGTCGCCGGCTCGTCCACCCAGGACGCCTCCGTCGACTTCGACCCGGACTTCGCGAACGACCCGGTCCTCGTCGAGGTTTTCTCGGTGGGCCAGGCCTTCTCCGCCAACGGCTCCGGGAACGAGGCCATGATCTCGGCGGGCTCCGCCGGCCGAGCCTCCTCCACGATCACGAGCTCGTGCTTCGTCGTCTGCGCCGAGCACCAGCAGAGCCCGAGCTCCTCCGGGCTCGTTGGCGTCTCGGGTAGGAGCGCGGTCCGCCTGACGAGCAACGGCGGGACGGTCACCCAGGGGGCCGGGCTCGAGGTGACGAAGATGCTCGCCGGGGAGCTCGAGTTCACCACCCGGGACGCGGCCGAGTCGCTCTCGGCGATGTTCCTCGTCGTGGCTGTCCCCGGCGGGGTGCGCGGGGTCTCGATCGCCGAGACGCAGGCCGTCGGCACGACCGGCGTGAAGAACTTCGACTCGGTTGGCTTCCTGCCCATGGCGTGCGGCGTCGCGTCGGGCCGCACGGCCTCCGTTGGGACGGTCGGCTCCGGGCAGGGGAACCTGAGCTACGGCGCCGCCGACGGGACCTCCCAGGGGTGCTCGGGCTGGCGCGCGCGCGACAACCAGACCTCGAGCACGGAGACGCAGTCGATCACCTCGGAGACCCGCCTGGTCGACGTGCTCGACGGGGACGCGGCCCACGACTGGATCGGCGTCTTCGACGGCTTCACCGAGGACGGGTTCGACGTCGACGTCACCGACGCGGCCGGCGGCTCGCGCGTCGTCTGCTACTGGGCTCTCGAGAAGCTCGTCCGCGTGGACCCCGACCCGGTCGAGCTCGACCTGGTCCTGCCCGCGCCCGCGATCCTGGTCGAGCTCGACCCGACCCCGGTCGGGCTCCCGCTCGTGCTGCCCGCGCCGGCGCTCCTGGCGACGCTCACGCCGGCGCCGGTCGACCTGGCCCTCGCCCTACCCGCGCCCCAGCTCCTCTCGACCGAGACGCCCGCGCCGGTGGAGCTGCCCCTGGTCCTGCCGGCGCCGGCGCTGCTCGTCACGCTGACGCCGGCGCCCGTCGAGCTCGCCCTGGTGCTCCCTGCGCCCGCGCTCCTGGTCGAGCTCGAGCCCGACCCCGTCGACCTGGCGCTCGTCCTCCCCGCGCCGCAGCTCCTCGCGACGGAGACGCCGGCGCCGATCGAGCTCGAGCTCGTCCTTCCGGCCCCCACGGTGCTCGAGGCCGGCGAGCAGTCGCCCTTCCCCGTCGAGCTCGACCTGGTCCTGCCGGCGCCGGCGCTGCTCGTCACGCTGACGCCGGCGCCCGTCGAGCTCGCCCTGGTGCTCCCCGCGCCGGCGCTCCTGGTCGAGCTCGAGCCCGACCCCGTCGACCTGGCGCTCGTCCTCCCGGCCCCGCAGCTCCTCGTCTCGGAGACGCCGGCGCCGGTCGAGCTCGTGCTGGTCCTCCCGGCGCCGACCCTGATCCTCGCCGAGGCGGAGACCCCCGCCCCGGTCGAGCTCGCGCTCGCGCTCCCCCCGCCGGCGCGCCTGCTCGAGCTCACGCCGGCCGCGGCCGTGCTCTCGCTGGTGGTCCCCGCGACGCAGGTCCTCGGCGTCCTCACCCCGGCCTCGGTCGAGCTCGCGCTCGTGGTTCCGAGCCCCTTCCTCGGGCGCCGGGTCGGGATCGAGCTCGTCGCCGAGGTCCACCGATCCGCCTCGGCGACGGCCGAGACGGCCCGGGACTTGAGCCTCGTCGCGCCGACCCCGCGCGCGCTCGAACTCGCGGCGTCCCTGGAGTAGCCTCGGGCCCGCGTGAGCTGCAAGCTGCCTCGCCTGGTCCTCGGCTCCCGGAACGCCCGGATCGCGTTCCAGGTGAAGGAGCGGAACGCGCAGGGGAAGCTCGTCCCGGTGGACCTGACGGCGGCCGCGACCCCGCCCGGGTACGTGACGGCCTACTTCCGCAAGCCCAGCGGGGCCCTCGTCATGGTCCCCTGCGAGGTCGAGTCGCCGGCCTCGAACGGCGTCGCGCGCTACCTGACGGAGCCCGGCTTCCTGGACGAGTTCGGGGACTGGGAGGCCCAGGCGCACGTGCACCTCGCCGGCGCCCCGGCCCTCGGCTTCGGCCTCTTCGTCTCGGAGGTCGTGCGCTTCGTCGTCGTCGAGCAGCTCCGGCCCTTCTCCCCCGCGGACGAGCCCTTCCCCGTGGCCGCCACCCTCCTCCCCCTGGCCCTTCCCCAACCCACCGTCTCGTGAGAACCACCGCCCTCCTCCTCCTCGCCCTGCTCGCCGCCTGCGCCGGCCCCTCGAACGGCCTCGTGGCCCACGTCACCTCGAGCGGCGTCGGCGACGCGAGGACCGACGGCGACGTCGTCGTGGTCGTCGGCGACGTCTCGGCCGCGCTGGGCGTGCGCACGCTCTCCGGGCTCCCGATCTTCCTCGTGCCCCCGATGCCGCTCGACCGCGCCGAGTGGTACGTGCGCAGCGGCGAGCGGGGCTACGAGCGCCGCGCCCCGCTCGCCGAGCCCCTGCCCCACTGGGTGCGCCCGCTCTACCTCGACGCCGAGCTCGAGCGCCTGCAGGGGCTCGGCATCTTCCTCGCCTTCGACCCGCCGCCGCCCCTCGACCCCGAGCAGTGATCGGCCGACGCCCCTCCCGAGCCCCTGGAGCTCCTCCCATGGACGTCCTCATGCTGGCCTGGGACGACGTCTCCCGGGTCGACGCCACCCCCGAGGTCTGCCCGTCCCTGGCCGCGTTCCGCGCGCAGGGCCTCGACCTGCGCCTCGCCTTCGCCAACCCGGTCTGTTCCCAGTCTCGCGCGGTCGTGACCTTCGGCGCCCAGGGGCGGACGCTGGGGATCCTGCTGGCCATGAACCCCGAGGAGCCGGACGGGCCGATCCCGCCGGCCTCCTGGCCGACCCTCCCCGGAGTGCTCGCGGGCGCCGGCTACGCGACGGCGCTGGTCGGGAAGTGGCACCTCGGTCGCGCGCCGAGCGGCGCCCAGCCAGCCATGGCGCCGATCGAGCGGGGCTACCAGACCTGGCTCGCCGGCACGCTCGCGAACCTGGCGCCGCCCGACCCGCCGCTGGGCCTCCCGAGCTACCGCCGCTGGCTGCGGCACGACGCGACCGCCGCCGGATGGACGGCGGCCGAGGAGACGAAGTACGCGACCCTCGCCCAGGTCGAAGAGGCGGAGGCCTGGTGGGTCGCCAACGCCGGCGCCCCGCGCTTTCTCCACGTGTCCCTGAACGAGCCCCATGGGCCCTTCACGCTCGGGATCCCCTCCGAGCTGCTCGCCGGCTGGCCCGCCCCGACGACCATGTCGAACACGCGCGCGCGCTTCCTGGCGAAGCTCCGCGCCGCCGACGTCGTCCTGGGCCGCCTGCTCGCGCTCCCCGGCGTCGAGGATGCCCTCGTCTTGCTCTACGCGGACAACGGCACCGCGTCCCACGCGGCCGGGCCGACCGAGGATCCCGAGAAGCTGAAGACCACCACCTTCGAGGGCGGGATCCACGTCCCGGCGGCCTCGCGCTACCCCGGCGGCCCGGTCGGCGGCTCCTACGGCCAGCTCGTGCACCTGGTCGACCTCCCGCGCTTCGTGCTCGAGACCCTCGGCGTCCCGGTCCCCGCCGAGTGGGACGGTGTCACCCAGCCGCCCCGGACGCACGTGATCGCCGAGGCCGAGCTCGCCGACGGGACGCTCGAGCAGTGCGCGCGCATCGCCGACTGGAAGCTGCGCGCGCGCACCCCGCCCGGGGGCACCAAGCTCGAGGAGCTCTACGACCTCGCGAACGACCCGAGCGAGGTCTCCCCGGTGCCGCTCGGCCAGGCGAACCCGACGCTGCTCGCCGGGCTGCGCTCGGTGCTCTATCCGGCCCCCTGAGGCGGCGGGGCGCCCGTGCAGGGGAACGACGACCTCGACGCCCCGGTCTCCCGGCGCGAGTTCGAGGCGCGCATGGACGCCCTCGCGGCCTCCGTGCACGAGCTCAAGGACGAGCTCGCCAAGCGCTCCCCGGGCCTCGGGAACGTGCTGACGCTGGTCGCCATGGGGGTCACGGTCGTCGTCACCACGGTCCAGTCCTTCTCGCGCGTGAACTCCCTCGAGGAGTGGCGCGCCGCCCACGGGCGCTTCTCCGAGGAGAAGGCCGGCGCCCTCGACTCCGCGGTCTCGGACCTCCGCTCACGCCTGCGGGCCCTCGAGAAGGCCATCGAGGAGCAGGAGATGCAGCACCGCTGGATGGCCGACGTCACCAACCTCCGAGACCAGGAGCTCGAGCGGCTCCTGCGCCTCAAGCACCCGGAGGTGCCCGCGAGCGACTACTGGCCCCTGGGCGAGATCGGCCGGGCGGTCGGGGCCTCGGGAGGGCAGTGAAGGGCGTCCGAAAAGCCCCGGTCGGCTCCAGGTACGAGGTGCGTCTCGTCGAAAGGTGGGGCATGAACAAGCGCCTGCTCTCCCTGCTCGCCCTCGCGGTCCTGGTCGTCTCCGGCGTCTCCTTCGCGGTCGCGAAGGTGGAAGCCCTGCGCACCCAGGTCGCGACGGCGAACCTGCGGTAGGATCTTCCTCCCTGATAGCGGGCCCCTCCCGGCGGTGTGCGTGACCAGCACGAGCGCCCCGCCTCGCGCGGAGGGGTGGCCCTGGTAGTGGGCCTGCATGTGCGAGCGGCGCTCCCGGCGCCGAGATCGGCTGGCCCGGGGCACCCTTCAGGATTCGTGGCGCGAGAGCCAGGCCGGCGGCCAGTGGCGATCGACGACCCGGGCCGTCCAGGCGCGGGGGTGGGACGGGTAGCAGCGGCGCGCCTCCGCCAGGGCCTCGGCGCGCGTCCGGTAGAGAAAGAACGAGGTGGCCACGTCCAGGGGGTGCGCGCCCCAGCGCCAGCAACCCTCGGTGTCCTCGGCCACCCCGGCGTCCAGGGCGCGCCGCGCGGCCCGCAGGAACGCCACGGCCTCCTCGGCGTTGTCCCGGTCGTTCCAGCAGGTGGAGCGCCTGGAGGGGTGCGGGAGGAGCCCCACGAGCTCGCCGCCGGCGAGCCGCGACCAGGAGCAGAAGGGGGCGTCCTCGAGGTCGAAGGCGCGCGCGACCGTGCGCCCCAGCAGGAGCAGCGGGGCCTCCTCGGCTCGCGCCGCGGACAGGAGCTCCGCCGCCCGCGGCCGGAGGCGATCGTCGGACCAGGGGCGCTCGCTCCAGGGGACGTCCTGGAGGTTCCGCAGGGCGTAGCGGGAGCGGCCCTCGGCGCGCCATGGGACGAGGCCCTCGGGCCAGGGCTCGTCCAGGAGGCCCGCCAGGCGCCGCCCCACGGCCCCGGTGATCGCAAGGCGCGCCATCATGCGCTCGGCCTTGCGGACCCCCAGGCGCGCGCAGGCGGGGAACCAGACGGAGTCGGACGGGCCCTCACCCACGACGTGGAGCCGGGTCGGCGGTTTTTCCGGGGCGGATTCGGGCACGTGGACAACTCCCCTCGCGCGGCCGGTTCGCGTCACGAACTTGCCACACCTAGCAGAAGATGGAATCGGGAACCCTGCCGATGCCGGAGGACGGTCCGGGCGCTCCGGGCCCCCGTCTCGGAACTTACCCCCTTGCGGCCCTGCGGGACCCGGCTACCCTCGGGCTTCGCTCCGTCGCGACGCGGTCGCGGGCGCGTGCCCTCCCCTCCGGGTCGGCCGCCTCCGCCCCGGGCCGAGGGCGGTCCGCCCGGCTGGCGCCGGGCGGCCCTCGGTGGCCGTCGTCGTGCCGTTCTGCCATGAACCAGACGACGAGCACCTCGGCGCAGCCTACCACGCGGGTCCTCCCGCGGCTCCTGCCGTTCGAGCCCCTCGACGCGCTCGCGGCGCGCTCCCGGCGTCTGGCCGACCTGGTGGAGTCGATCTCCAGGAGGAGGGACGTGCGCGAGCTGCGCGCGCGCCTGCTCGTGCTCCTGCTCGAGCTCCGCTGCCCCGTCGGGGCGCGCCCACGCAAACCCTGGTACGTGCCCGGCGCCGTCGCGCGTCTCGGCGTGGAGGGCCTCCGGCGCGCCTGGCGGGCCTACCACGGGGGGGAGCCCCCCTGCGCCAGGACGCTGCGGGCCCACCTGGGCCTGCTCGAGCGGGTGCGGGCCGTCGGGCGCCAGCCCGGGGACTGGGTAGATGGCGAGCTGCCGGCGGAGGGCGCCTGGCGCCCCCGGCACGCGGACACGATCCACGTCCTGGAGGACGAGGCGGCCGCCGAGGCCTGGGGCGCGCGCGTCGCCCCGGCCCTGGCCGCGCACCGGGACCTGCGCCGCAACCCGGACCGCTGGCGCCGCCTGGTGGGGCGCTGGCGCGGGCCCATCGGGCGCCAGCTGGACCTCTTCGACCCCGCTGGGCGCCCCGCGGGCTCGCCGGAGGGCCTGCCCGATCGCGTGGGTGAGGATCGCCCCGCGGGAGAGGCCCTCGCCCGCCGGCTGGCCAGCCTCGCCCAGGCGCGCTCCCAGGAGGTCCTGGACGTCCTGGCCGCCGCGCGCGACGCCGGGGCCCACCTGCGGGGGAGGGCCAGCTTCGAGCTCGCCGCGGACCGCCGGCGGGCCTTCGGGGCGGCGGCGCTGCTCGCCCGGGCCCTGGCGCGGGGCGACTGGGTGCGGAACCGGGCCGCCTGGCTGGTGCGGGCCTTCCGGTTGGCGGGGGCGGGCGAACTCGACCGTGCGGCGGCCTGGGCGGCCGGGTACGGTTCGGATCCGAGGAAGGGACGACCGAAGTGACCAGCCAGACCGAGCGCATCTTCGTCGCCCTCGAGCGGCGCCCCGTGGACGAGGTCCAGCTCTACGAGCTCGTGCACCGCGACGGCGGGAGCGTCGACGACTTCCTCGGGTTCCAGGACGTCCTCGCGGGGCTCGTCCGCGCCGGCCTGGTCGAGCGCACGGACCACCTCGGGCGGCGCTCGCGCGACCGGGGCCGGTTCCTCCTCGTCGGCCTCACGACGGCGGGCGCGGCGGCCGCGCGCGACCGCGTCCGGGTGCGCGCCCTCGCCCTCGAGGAGGAAGCGCGCCGGGCCGAGCGCCGCGCTCGCCTCCGCTTCCGCTGGGTCGCGCGCCTCCTCGGCGCCCTGCGTCGGAGGTTCGCGCGGTGAGCGCCGCCCCCTCCCGCAACCGCCTCACCTGGGCGCTGCTCCTCGTCGCGCTCTCCGGCGCCTGGTGGCTAGCCTTCGAGGCCGGCCGCGCGACGCGGCGTGCCGTCGATCGCCGACGGATCGAGGCCGAGCCGCGCCTCCAGCTCGAACCGGGTGCCGGGGCGGTTCCCCCGGCCCTTCTTCCGGCCGTCCCAGGCGCGCGAGGCTCCGACGCGCGCTCGGCCCCGGCTCCGGCACCCGGCCTTCCTCCTCCCGCCCACGTCCTCGAGGCCGGCGAGGCCCTCGACGCCCCGACCTTGCCCGCCGTCGCGCCCGAGGACCTCGGCCTCGAGGCGCTCGCTAGGGCCACGGTCGACCTCTGGGCCCAGGAGGAGTTCGACGCCCTGACGTCCGAGGAGCGGCGCGCGCTCCTCCCGATCGACGACACGCTACCGGTGGCGCCCGGCCGCCTTTCCGCGATGTTCGGCCGGCCCACCCACGAGGAGGTCGCGCGCGCCGCGCGCGCCCCCGAGGTGCTCGAGGCCCAGCGGGTCTTCGAGCAGCTCGACCTCGCCCTGGCCGAGCTGCAGGGGGCGCCGCGCGCGCGCCGAGCCGCCGGCTTCGAGCGGACGCTCGAGGCCCTGCGCCGCGCGCGGGACGTCGCCTACCTCGACCTCGCGCGGGCCTGCGACCGCCTCGGCGGGTTCCGCGACTGGGAGACGCTCGCCCGCCTCTACCTCGCCTGGTCCGCGCGCGGTGCGGGGCCCTGGCGCGAACCCCCCGGGGCGACTCCCGCCGGCGGGGGCGATCGAGACCCCTGACACGAAAGGAAGACGATGCGAAGCGCACGAGCTTGGCCCAGCCTGGTCCTCGGCGCGTTCCTGGCCCTCGCGGGGCGCGCGCAGGCTGGTGGAGAGGTGGGCGACGGGACCCGGTGGACCGGGGGAGGTGGGGACGAGACCGTGACGGTCAACGTCACCCAGCACTCCTCGGCGAACTCCGCCTCGGTCACGTTCACCGACTCGAACGGCACCAGCCCGGCCGCCTCCGGGACCCTCGGGCCGAACAGCTCCGAGGAGAACCCGACCGCGACCGAGTCCGGCGAGGGCCGGACGCCCGGCGCCGAGGGCGAGACCTACCGCGTGAAGGAGGGCAAGCCCCAGCGGAAGGGCTCGGACGGCGTCTGGCGCAACATGAAGCCCTGGAAGAAGAAGGGCACCCAGGGCGGAAGCCTCTACGAGAGCCTCGTGGCCGGCCAGCCGGCGCCCCGGGACGGGGTGCTGCGCGCGTCCGGCATGGACGACCTGCCGATCAAGCAGGGTGTCCCGGCGCCGTGGGCCGGGGTGCTCGGACCCGGCGAAGAAGTGACCAGCCTGCCCCAGTGACCCCTGCGCCCGCCGGTGGGCCTTGTACGCCGGCACGCCTCCTTGAGCCCGAAGTCCCGCCGCCTGCTCCAGCTCGTCCTGACCGCCCTCGCCGCTGGCGCCACCACGGCCGCCCTCGACTGGGCCTCCGCGCGCTGGGAGGCGCGGCCGACGGAGCCCGCCGCGGCGAAACCCACGCGAGAACTCCGGGGGCGCGTCCTTGGCCTGCGCTGGGCCGAGCGCCCGGCCGAGCCCCGCCGGTAGCGCCGTGGACTTCCCCGAGCTGGTGCTCGCCCTGGGCGAGTACGAGGTCCGCGCGGACCAGCTGCGACGCAGGTCGCCCTGCCGGACCTGCGGCGCACCTATCGTCTGGCACGAGACCACCGCGGGCCGGCGCATGCCCCTCGCCGCCCGAACCGGGCGCGCCTGCCGGTGCCCGGACTGCCTCGGGGCCGAGCAGCGCATCGCCTGCGCGCGCTGCCGGGGCGTCGGCCTCGTGTTTGCCGTCCTGAACCACTGGGCCGACTGCCCCCGTCCGCCCGCGCGCCGCGCCGTGGAGCCCGGCCAGCCAGGCGAGTAGGCTCGTCCCGCGACCCCGCTCGAACCACCCTCCACGAGACACCTCCTCCGATGTCCAAAGAACCGAAGCCCAGCGCCAAGGCCGGCGACCAGGTCCTGGTCCGCTACCTGGAGAACCCCAACGCCGTGCTCCGCGAGCGCCCCGGGCGCGTCGTGCGCGCGGTCGGCGACCTCCTCGACGTCGAGGTCGAGCGCCCGCGAGCCGTGCCGGTGCGCCTCTTCGGCATACCGCTGCACGAGGGCGAGGCCACCGGCGCGACCCTCCGCCCGCACTGGGCGCCGCTGCCGACGCCGGCGAAGAAGTAGGCCGTGGCCGACCAGGCCCGCCTCGAGGTGCGGGTCGACCCGCGCGAGCTCGTGCGCTTCTCTCGCACCATGGAGCTCTGGGCCCGCGACCAGCTCCCCTTCGCAACGGCCGCGGCGCTCACGGACACGGCCAAGGACGCCACCTCCTACGTCCGCAACGGCCTCGTGGAGAGCTTCAAGGTGCGCAACCCGGGCCTGCGCAACGGGATCCAGTTCGAGCCGGCGGACAAGCGCGGCCGGCCGATCACCGCCAAGGTCGGGGTGCGCCCGTGGGCCTCCTTCCTCGTCTTCCACGCGATCGGAGGCCTCAAGAGGGCCAAGACGGGCCGCGTCGCCGTGCCCTCTCGACTGGTCCAGCGAACGAGCTCCGGTCGGGTCGCCGCCAAGCACCGCCCGAGGAAGCTGCGCGAGAAGAAGTCCCTGATTCAGCCGCTGGTGGACGAGCGCGGGCTGATCGCCCTCAAGAACCGCAAGGGCGTGACGGTCTTCTACCGGCTGGTCGCCAGCGCCAGGATCGAGCCGCGCTGGCCCTTTCAGCGGCAGGTCGAGGAGACGGTGTCCGCTCGCCTGGGCCAGCATTTCAACCGGCGGGCCGAGGAGGCCCTCCGCACCGCTCGCTAGCGGTGGAGGGGCGGAGAGGCGTCGGCCTAATCCAGGGGCGTCACGTGTCGCACCTCGATCTCGTGAGGCTCGCCATCCCCCCCCTGGACGAGCATCGGAGCCACGATCGGCACGGGAGCCACGACGAGCGAGGCGTGGGCCTTGAGCCAGGCGGCCACCTGGTCGACCGTGCCTGAGACGCCGACCCCGCAGCGCGCGCAGTCGGCCGCGAGGATCACGCCTGGAACTCCTCGGGGAATGCCCAGGCGAGGCAGCCCGGGCCGTTCGCGCGCGACCAGTGGGGCAGGTCGAGCCGCGCACGGACGACCCCCTGCCCATGGGCCCAGGCCTCGCGCGTGAGGGCCTGGCGCGGATCGCCTTCGCCGACGACCACGAGGTCGACCGTCTCGCCGTCCGCGTGGACGTGCATGACGAAGGCGCCGCGGACGGGCGAGCCGCTGGGGACGTACAGGACGCGCTCGCCGAGCTTCGGCGCGCGCGGGGGAGTCAGGCGGGGGCGTTGCGTTGTGTCCATGGGGGCATGCTACGAGCGTCCTGGGCGGGGTGGGAAGGGAAGGCCCACGCGGGTCCCTTTCGCACCAGTAAAAACGCAGGTGACGCGAGACTGCCGAAGATCTCCAGTCACGCCCGGTTGCACGTAGGTTGCACCCTGAGGTAGGCTCTGCCCGCCATGAACGAAGCTGCCGACGGATCCGGCGCGCCGCGCGCGCTGGACCAGACCCGCTACTCCGCCCAGGTTCGAGCCCTCGCCGACGCGCTCCGCGAGGCGCACCAGGTCGTCGCGCCGATCGACCTCGGCCGGCTCGGGGACCTCCTCGAGCGCGCCGACGCCTTCGGACCGCTCCTGCACCCGAGCCAGTGGATCGCGGCGAACCACCGCGGCCAGCTCGAACTGCAGCGGGCCCTCTTCCGCTGGGCCGCCGAGACGCTGCGCGCCTTCCACGAGTGCAGACGTATCCACGAGGGCCGGAAGGCCTCGCTCGAGACGGGCCCGCGCGGCCGGAGGGCCGCCCGGTGAGCCTCCCGCCGAGCGCGCGTCGAGATCTTCGTACTTGGGGCGCGTCCGTAGGCCTCCCCGCCAGCGTGCGCAGCGCACTCAAGGCCGCCGGCATACCGCCGGACGGAGTCGACGCCGCACTCTGTGACGTCCTGCTCGAGCGATGTACGCAGGCGGTGGAGTGGGGCGGCGTCGAGCACGACGACCTGCACGTTCCGAGCGAGTGGCTGGCGTTCCTCCTGAAGCAGATCGCGAAGGCGGCCGAGGACCCAGAGCCGGGCTCCGGCGAGTTCCGCGGCCGGCTCGTGCGGATCGCCGCGCTCGCGCTCGCCGCGATCGAATCGCAGGACCGCCTGACCGAGGCCGGGCAGTGAACAGCAGGGAGGAGATCCTCGAGGCCGCACGTATCGCTCGCCAGGCGAGGGTCGCGATCTTCGGCGAGCTCTTCCTCGCCGAGCTCCACGACGCCGTGGAGCTCCGCGACCAACGCGGTGGCTCGTCAAGGTCCGACTGAAGAGGCCGACAGCATGAGAGACGTGCTTCCCCCCAAGCCCCAGGCCGCGGGCGACTCGCCCCCGCAGATCCGCTTGCTCCCGGTGATCGTCGCCGAGGTGTCCCGCAACTGGAAGATCGGGACCCTTCAGCCTGGGGAGCAGAGGCACGCGATCTCCGCCGACTTCGAGGCCGTGATCGACGCCAACCAGGCCCGCGGGTACGCGCTTCGCGACTGGCGCCTGACCCAGACCTGGGTGCCCTTCCCGGAGCCGCACCTGGTCGAGACGATCGTGGCCGTGTTCGAGCTGCGTTACATCACGATCACGAAGGACAGCGGACTCGGTCCGAGCGCCTGATGGAGGTCCTCGCCGTCCTCGTCTACCGGCCGGTGGACCGGGTTCCGCCGGAGGTCCTCCTGGTCCGGCCAACCTGGGAGCTCTCCCCGGAGTCGATCGTCCAGCTACTCGCCACGCGCTGGCGGTCCCGGGTCCACGCCCCCGCCAGCCCTGAGATCCTCGGCGAGGCGCTCGATCGGCTCGGGCTCGCGGACGGGGGACTTCAGAGGCTCTTGGCTGCGATGGAGGTGGAACTCGCGAACGGCCGCCCGACGGGCCGGTCCGGCCACCACCAGGGGCTGGTCGTCGCGCTCGAGCTGCTCGAGGTGCACGGGTGAGGGCTGTCCGAGAGGCGATCGAGCGACTCGCCGACGACCTCGCCCGGCTGGTCGTCCAGGGCGTCCACGAGGACCTGGGCGCGCTCGTCGGATCGGTCGACCCGCCAGCTCCGCGGCCGCGCCGGCGCCGGAAGCGACGTGCGACCAAGACGAAGCGGACGCCTGAGCAGCGTTCGGGGCCCACCCTCCCGACGACCGGCGTCTCGGGCGAGGCGACGACGATCCTCCACTCCGGCGGCCTTGAGGCTGCAGCCCCCCGGCGCGCCGCCCGAGCGGAGCCTGAGGAGGAGTACGACCCGGAGCTCGAGTGGGGATGAGCGCCGCCCGGACCGCTACCGAGCTGCTCTCCCCCCGGGCCTTCGGCCTGGCCCTGGGAGTCACCCGCCAGGCCGTCATGAAGGCCATCGTGGCTGGGCGCCTGCGCGCGAGCCTCTCTCGCTGCGAGCGGACCGGCCGGCACCTCGTCGACCTCGAGCTCGGGCGGCAGGAGTGGCGCGACTGGACGGACCCGGCCAAGCAGAAGGACCGGGCGGAGCCCGCCCGCGGCGGGAGGCCGAAGAAGGGCGCCGCCGCGACCCCGTCCATGTTCGACCCAGACTCCGTGAAGGCCCAGGCCGTGCGCACGACGCTCGCGACGACGCGCACCGAGCAGGTGGCCCTCGACGTCGAGCTCAAGCGCCTGGAGCTGGCCCAGCGGCAGGGGGCCCTCGTCGACCGGCGCGAGGTGCAGCGCGAGGCCTTCCGGCTGGCGCGCGCCGTGCGCGACCGCCTGCAGGCGATCCCGGACCGCATCGCCGCCAACCTGGCCGCCCTCGAGAAACCCGGTCAGGTGCACCAGGCCCTGGCCGAGGAGATCGCCCGCGCCCTCGAGACCCTCGGGCGCGAGGAGGAAGGACTCGAGGGTCCGAGAGGACGCGCATGAAGAAGCAGGCCAAGAAGAAGCCCGAGGTCCCCGCCACCGAGCTCGGCGTTCAACCTGAGGCGGGACTCCCCCCGCCCCCGGTGCGCGGTGGGCTGCAGGAGCTCTTCCTGGACGAGCTCCGGCCGTGGCCCGGGAACCGCGACCTCGGCGACCTGGCCGAGCTCGTCGAGAGCGTCCGCGCCCAGGGCGTGCTCCAGCCGGTCCTCGTCCGCCCGCACCCGGAGGACGCGGCCGCCTACCAGGTCGTGGCCGGGCACCGGCGCGTCGAGGCGGCGCGCCGCGCGAAGCTCCAGCGCGTGCCGGCGCTCGTGCGCGACCTCGACGACCGCCAGGCCCTCGAGATCCAGCTGGTCGAGAACCTGCAGCGGCGCGACCTCCACCCCCTCGAGGAGGCCGAGGGCTACGAGCTGCTCGTCCAAAAGCACGGCCACTCGGCCGAGTCGCTGGCGGCGCGGGTCGGGCGCTCGAAGGCCTACGTCTACGCCCGGCTCAAGCTGCTTGACCTCGGGAAGGAGGCCCGCACCGCCTTCCGGGCGGGCAAGGTCGAGGCCTCGGTGGCGCTCCTGCTCGCGCGCGTCCCCGCCCCCCTGCAGGCCGAGGCCGTCGAGGCGGTCCTCTACTACTGGGGCGAGGACCAGCCCCCCACCTTCCGCGAGGCCTCCGAGGTCCTGCGGACCCGGTTCATGCTCCGCCTCGACCAGGCGCCCTTCGACCGGAAGGACGCCGAGCTCGTGCCGGAGGCCGGCGCCTGCGGCCCCTGCCCGCGGCGGACCGGGAACCAGCCCGACCTCTTCGGGGACGTCGGCAAGGCCGACCACTGCACCGACCCGACGTGCTTCGCGAAGAAGAAGGCGGCCCACTTCGTGCGCCTCGAGGCCGCGGCCGTCGCCGAGAACCGCAAGGTGTTCACCGGCAAGGCCGCGACGAAGGCCCTGCACGACCCGGCCTGGGTGGACCCCGACGCGGAGCTCGCCTCGCTCGACTGGAAGAAGCCCCGCCAGGTCCTGAAGAAGAAGCTCCCGCCGGCGGCCGTCGCGATCACGGATCGCGGGGCGAAGGAGCTGGTGTCCAGGAAGGAGCTCGAGCAGGCGCTCAAGGAGGCCGGCTTCAAGCCCAAGAAGAGGGCCGCGCCGGCGAACCTCGGCGGGGACGACTACGGGAAGAAGCTCCGGGCCAAGCGGGCCGAGTGCCGGGCGCTGGTCGAGGCCTGCCTCGCGGTGAGCGTCTCGCTGCCGCTGGCCGACGCCGCGGCGATCCTCGCCGACTACGTCCTGGAGGAGGTCGGTGCCGACGTGAGGAAGCGCCTCCTCTCGGCCGCTGGCGAGCAGGGCCACGACCTGCGCCCGCTGCGCAAGAAGGTCGGCCCGGCCGGGGAGCTCCGGCTCGCCCTCGAGGCGGTCTTCGAGTCCTCCACCGAAGCCTCCCCATGGGTCTCTGGCTGGGTCCGGCCGGTGCTCGCGCGCGCCATGAAGACGCTCGGCGTCGACGCCAAGGCGGTGCTGGCCGCGGCCCGGAAGGCCGCGAAGTCGAAGGACTCGAAGAAGAAGGGCCGCGGTGGGAAGGCCTGAGGGTTGCTCGCGGTGCACCGCCCGCGCGCGCCGCACGGGGGAGCGGCGCCAGCGCTGCCGGGGCTGCGCCGGCGCCTGGGCCACCTTTCAGGCGAGCGCGCGCCAGCTGATCGACCTCCACGCCGAGCCGGCCCAGGTCCTCGTCGAGCACGACGCCAGCGGCTTCACGGTCCGCCGCTCCCAGGACGTGGCGCCGACCGCGGCCTGGTTCGAGCCATGGCTCTACCTGCACGCGCGCGGGCTCGCCGTCCTGACCCACGGCCCGGACGGGAAGCTCGCGTCGATCCGATTCTGGGCGACGTGGTGAGCTCGGCCCAGGCCTACCGCGAGGCCTTCCTCCGGGGCCTGCGCCCCGATCCCCGGATCACGGTCTCCGAGTGGGCCGACCGCCACCGCCTGCTCAGCCGCCGTAGCTCCCCCGAGCCTGGGCCCTGGCGCACGGCGCGCACGCCCTACTTGCGCGAGATCATGGACTGCCTCTCGAGCACGTCCGAGGTCGAGGTGCTGGTCTTCCAGAAGGGGAGCCAGATCGGGGGCACGGAGGTCCTGAACAACTGGATCGGCTACGTGATCGACCACTGCCCCGGGCCGATGATGGTCGTGATGCCCACCGAGGGCGTGCAGAAGCGCAAGTCGCGCCAGACCCTAGACGCGCTGATCGAGGACACCCCCCGGATCGCGAGCAAGGTCGCCGCCAAGAAGAGCCGCGACCCCGGGAACACGACGCTCATGAAGGTCTTCCCCGGGGGCATGCTGGTCCTCGCCTCGGCCCAGTCGGCGGCCGAGCTCCGCTCGACCAGCATCCGCTTCCTCGGGCTCGACGAGATCGACGCCTACCCGGCCGAGCTCGACGGAGAGGGCGACCCGGACGAGCTCGCCGAGCGGGGCACGCACACCTTCGCCGGGCGGAAGATCTACCGGGTGTCGACGCCCACGATCGAGGGGCGCTCGCGGATCGCGCGCGCCTTCCTCGAGACGGACCGCCGCTACTACCACGTGCCCTGCCCCCTCTGCGGGGCGATGCAGCGGATCTCCTGGCCGCAGGTGCGCTGGGAGCAGAAGGACGACGAGAGCGTCGAGCACGTCGTCCGCGAGCTCCGCGAGCGCCGGCGCGAGGCCTGGCTGGAGTGCGAGGCCTGCCACGGGCGGATCGACGAGCACTGGAAGGACCAGATGCTCGCCGCCGGCGTCTGGATCCCCGAGGAGCCGGGCCTGGGCCAGCGCGTGCGCGGGTACCACCTCTCGGCGCTCTACTCGCCCCTGGGCATGTATTCCTGGACGCAGAGCGTCGTGCGCTTCCTGCGCTCCAAGGGGCATCCCTCGCGCCTGCGGGTCTGGGTGAACCAGGACCTGGGCGAGACCTGGAAGGAGAAGGGCGACGCGCCCGAGTGGCGCCGGATCTACGAGCTGCGCGAGAGCTACCCCCTCGGGGTCGTGCCCGCCGGCGCGGCGATCCTGACCGCCGGCGTGGACGTCCAGGCGGACCGCTTCGAGTACGAGGTGGTCGCCTGGGGCCCTGGGCTCGAGAGCTGGTCGATTCAGTACGTCGTGCACCCCTGCGACCCGACCAAGGTCGAGAGCTGGGCCGAGCTCGACCGCCTGCTCGCGCGCGAGTTCCACTTCGCCGACGGACGCACCGCGACGCGCCTCGCCGGCATGGCCGTCGACACCGGGTACGAGGCGCAGAAGGTCTACGGCTGGGCGCGCCGCTACGGGCGCAGCGCGCGGCTCTTCCTGGTCAAGGGCCGCACCGGGACGAGGGTGCCGGTCGGCGTCCCCAAACCGGTCGACGTCGAGGTGGGCGGCCGGCGCCTGAAGCGCGGCGTGCGCCTCTGGCACGTCGACACGGGGATCCTGAAGGAGGAGCTCTACGAGAACCTCGAGCTGCGCCCGCCGGTCGAGCCGGGGGCTGCCTTCCCCGAGGGCTACTGCCACTTCCCGCAGTACGGCCCGGAGCACTTCAAGGGCCTGACGGCCGAGATCCTGGTCCGCCGGCGGCTCAAGGGCGGGAACGTCGTCCTGGAGTGGGACAAGGTCCGCGAGCGGAACGAGCAGCTCGACTGCCGCGTCTACGCGCGCGCCGCCGCCTACGTCCTTGGCGCGGACCGCTGGAGCGGGCAGGATTGGGCCGCGGCGAGGACCCTGGTCGTCCAGGCCCCCCCGCTCGGCCCGCCGACCGCGCCTCCGCCCGGCCCGCCGACCAAGGACGGGGGCGGACGACGACCCGACAGCCGATGGCGACGTTTTCGCAGGTAGACCTGGACCGCCTCGAGCGGGCGATCGCCTCCGGGGCCCTGACCGTCCGGTACGACGACGGCCGCCAGGTCACCTACCGCTCCCTCGAGGAGCTCTTCCAGGCCCGCAACCTCGTCCGCCGGTGCCTCGGCCTCGACGCCGGCCCGACCCGCAAGGTCGCGGCCCACTCGAAGGGCGTCGAAGGGCCGATCGGCGGGGACCACTTCTGGACCCGGATCCCGTGAACCCCCTCGACCGGCTGATCGCCTCGGTGGCCCCGCGCCTCGCCTACCAGCGGGCGGTCGCGCGCGTGCGCCTCGAGGCCCTCGAGCGAGGCCGCGACCGGACGCGGCGCTACGAGGGGGCCGACCGCGGCCGCCGCACCCAGGGCTGGACCACCTTCGACTCCTCGCCCGTGGCCGCCACGCGCGGGGCCCTCCACGACCTGCGCGCGCGCTGCCGGGACCTGCGCCGGAACAACCCCTGGGCCCAGACGGCGGTGCGCGAGCTCGCCGCCAACGTGGCCGGGATCGGCGTGCGCCCGCGCTTCACACACGAGTCCGACGCCGAGCTCCGGCGCGCCACCGAGGCCTGGGACGAGTGGGCCTCGACGACCCAGGCGGACGCCGCCGGCCGCGAGACCTTCTTCGGCATGCAGGCGGCCGCCTTCGAGGGCGTCGTCGACGGGGGCGAGACCCTCGTCCGTCGGCGGATGCGCCGGCTCGACGACCCCCTGGCCGTCCCGCTGCAGGTCCAGCTGCTCGAGGGCGACCACGTGGACACGCTGCGCGACCTCGAGCGGGACGCCAACGGGAACCGCGTCGTCCAGGGCGTCGCCTTCGACGCGATCGGCCGCCGCTCCGGCTACTGGCTCTTCCCCGACCACCCCGGCGACCTCTACAGCACGGGGACCTTCCTCGAGAGCCGCTTCGTCCCGGCCGAGGAGGTGCGCCACCTCTACCGCGCCGACCGGGTGGGCCAGGTGCGCGGCGTCCCCTGGGGGGCCGTCGTCGCGCTGCGCCTCCACGACTTCGACGCCTACGAGGACAACGAGCAGCTGCGCATGGTCGTCGCGACGAGCTTCGCCGGCTTCGTGCACGACCTCTCGGGGGCCGACGCCTCCTTCAGCAGCGGCGTCGGGACGCCCGGCCAGGTCGCCGCCCGGAACGAGCTCGGCCAGCCCATCGACGAGATCCAGGCGGGGACGATCGAGCACCTCGCAGAGGGGAAGACGATCGACTTCACCAGCCCCCCGCAAAACGAGGGGTTCGAGGCCTTCGCCCGGGTCCAGCTGCGCGCGATCGCCAAGGGCTACGGGCCCCCCGCCTGGCTGATCTCCGGGGACCTCTCGCAGGTGAACTTCTCCTCGATCCGCGCGGACTGGATCGCCTTCAACCGCAACGTCGAGGTCTGGCGCCAGCGCGTCCTGATCGCCCACTTCTGCGACCCGGTCCTGCGCTGGTGGCGCTCCGCCGCCGAGCTCGTGGACGTCCTGACCCCCGGCCGGGCCGACCCCGCGCGCCTGCGCTGGGAGTGGATCCCGCCCCGGCGCGAGATGCTCGACCCGCGTACCGAGGTCATGGCGGAGATCGAGGCCGTGCGGGCCGGGTTCAAGTCCCTGACCCAGGTCGTCTCGTCCCTCGGGACCGACCCGGAGCGCGTGCTGCAGGCGCTGGCGGACGACCTGGCGACGGCGCGCAAGCTCGGGCTCCGGCTCTCGACGGACGCCGGCAACCCCGGCCCGGGCCGGGTCGGGACGGTCAACGGGAACGGCTCCTCGAAGCCCTCGGGCGCGGCCTCGGAGGAGGACGACGACGCCGAGGCCGAGGAGGAGGACCGCCTGGCGCGGGCCCTGCTCGAGCGCCTCCGCTCGCGCGGGCTCTCGACCGCCGAGGCGGTCGGGCTCCTCGTCGGCCCTTGAACCCGGGGCCCGGGGCGGGGAGGATCCCGGGCGTGAGCAAGGCCGTCCTAGCCCGCCCCGCCGTCCTGGAGACCACCGGGCTCGAGGGCCACGAGTTCCGCCTGGCGGAGTCGCGGCCCTCGGTCCGCGCCGAGATCCTGGCCGAGTCGATCCGCGAGGAGGCGGACGGCTCGCTCCTCCTTCGCCTGCGCGTCGCCAGCGCCTACCCCGTGCGGCGCTGGGGCTACTTCGACGGCGGGCTCGAGGAGTTCGAGGAGGTCCTCTCCTTCGACGCCGGCGCGCACCGCGACGAGCGCCTGGCCTCGGGCCGCACGCCGCTCCTTTCGGCGCACTCGACCTGGTCGCTCGACAGCGTCCTCGGCGTCGTGTTCGACCCGACCTGGAACCGCGAGGAGGGCTACGTCGAGGCCGCCTGCCGGATCTCCGCGCGCGAGGAGCTCGCCGGCCTGCGCAAGGACGTGCGCTCGCGCATCGTCGTCAACACCTCCGCCGGCTACCGCGTGTACCAGTACCGCGACGTGACGCAGAAGGGCGATCCGCGCCGGCGTCTGCTCGCGATCGACTGGGAGATCCGCGAGTGCTCCCTGGTGCCGATCGGCGCCGACCCGACCAGCTCCACCCGCTCGGCGCCCCAAGGGCCCGAAGAGCGGGCGGAGACCGCTACCCTCTGGACCCCTCCCAAACCCCGAGAGCGAACGATGGACCCCGAGCTGGAGACGACCCCCGCCCCCGCCGCGAGCGCGACCCCGGCGACCCAGGAACCGACGCGCGCCGCCCCGGCGGCCGCGCCCGCCCCGGCGCCCGCGGCCCCCGCGCCGTCGGCTCCGGTCGACCCGGCCGCGACCGAGCGCGCGCGCCAGCGCGGGATCCGCACGAAGCTGCGCGCGGCGGGCCTCCCCGTCGACGGCGAGCTCGCCACGCGGCTCCTCGACGAGGGTGTCCCGCTCGAGCGGGCGACCTCCGACATCCTCGACGCGGTCACGCGGCGCGACGGCGCGCTCGAGACCCGCGGCGAGGTCGCGGTGGGCGTCTCCGACGCGGACCGTTTCCTCGGCCAGATCGAGGACGTGATCGCGCAGCGCACGATCCGGAACCTCCTGACGACCGAGGAGCGCGCCGCGCTCGACAAGCGCCTGCAGGGGAACCCCCTGGTGCACCGGCGCCTGCTCTTCATCGGCGAGCGCTACCTCGAGGTCGTGCACGGCGCGCGCGACCTGGGACGGCTCAACGCCATGGAGCTCGCGACGCAGGTCCTCTTCCACCGCCGCGACCCCGGCGCCATGGCGCGCTCGGCCCCCGGCTTCCACGTGACGAGCGACTTCGCCTCGGTGCTGGCGAACGTGGCCAACAAGGGCCTGCAGCGGATGTTCATGATGACCCCGGACACCTACTCGCAGTGGGTCGTCTTCGGGACGCTGCCCGACTTCAAGCAGTCGAAGCGCGTGAACCTGGGCGACGCCCCGCGCCTCGTGCGCAAGCCCGAGGGTGGCGAGGTGAGCTTCGGGGCCGTCGGGGAGAAGGGCGAGAACGTCCAGCTCCTGACCTACGCCCGGGCGCTGGCGATCTCCCGCGAGAGCCTGGTGAACGACGACCTGGGCGCGTTCATGCGCTTCCCGCGCGCCTTCGGCGGGGCCTCCAAGCAGCTGATCGCGGACCTCGTCTACTCGGTCCTGACGGCGAACGCCGCCCTGTCGGACGGCTTCGCCCTGTTCGACGCCACCAACCACGGCAACCTCGTGACCGGCGCCGGGAACAGCCTCTCGGCCGCCGGCGTCGCCGCCCTGACCAACGTGCGGGCGCTGGCCCGCCGCCAGAAGGGGATCACCCCGGGCAACAACGAGACGCCCTTCTTCCTCTCGGTCGACCTCCCGCACCTGCGCGTCCCGGAGAACCTCGAGACGGCGGCCCAGCAGCTGACGACCTCGATCCAGGCCCAGCAGGTCGGCAACGTCAACCCCTTCCAGGGGGCGTTCCGCTCGGTCATGGCCGAGCCGCGCCTCGGGGCCGTGTCGCAGGCCGCCTTCTACCTGATGACGGACCCCGCGATGATGGACACGATCGAGGTGGACTTCCTCGAGGGCGAGCAGGGCCCGGTGATCGAGTCCCGCATGTCGTGGACGAGCGAGGGCGTCGAGATGAAGTGCCGCCTCGACGTCGGCGTCGCCGCGACCGAGTACCGCGGCCTCTACAAGAACGAGGGCACGACCTGAGTCGGCCCCCACGCCCAGCGAACCCAACCCCCCAAGGAACCAAGAAGAGACCTCTCCCATGCGCGTCTACCTCCACGAAGGATGCAAGTCCGAGCAGGTGGCCCCGGCTGGTGGCGTGACCGCCGGCCTCGGCTACGTGATCGGCGCGAACACCTTCCTCGTCGCCGAGGGCTCGGCCGCCGCCGGCGAGCGCTTCGTCGGGCTCCGCAAGGGCGTCGTCCGCCTGCCGAAGAGCACCTCGGACGCGATCACCGCCGGCGCCCGGGTCTTCTGGGACAACACCGCCAAGGAGATCCGCGCCGCCTCGGCCGCGGGTCGCTTCATGATCGGGACCGCCGAGACCGCCCAGATCGCCGCCGACCTCTTCGTCGACGTGCTCCTGGACGGGATCTCGACCGTCGCCGTCTGAACCGGGGCGAACCTCCCTCGTCGGGCCGGCGCCCTCGCGGTTCCCGCGCGGCGCCGGCCCGCTTCCTTCTGACTGATGAGCTGGAGAGACCACGCCGACCTCGCCCAGGAGGTGATCCTGGACGCCTTCGCCGACCGGGACCCGGCCGGCGTCCTCTCCGTCACCTACGAGCCCGAGGGGGGCGTCGCCCGTCCGATCCGGGCGATCTTCCGCGAGCCCCACGAGGAGCTCGCCCTCGACCCCCTGCAGGCGCCGGTCTCCATGTGGCGCCCGCGCCTCGGGGTGAAGATCGCGGACCTCCTGCCGGACTGGCCGATCCCGCGCGGCTCGCGCTTCGTGATCCGACGCCCGCCCGCCGGCGACCCCCGCGACGACGCCTCGGAGGGCCGCTACGAGGTCGTCGACCGCCAGATCGACGGGGAGGGCCTCGTCGAGCTCTACCTGCGCCTCAAGGACTGAATGTCGCTCGAGCGCCGCACCCTCCGCTGCTTCTTCGCCGAGGCCCTTAAGGGGCGCACGGTCGCCGGCCAGAACGTGGTGCCGCAGCGGTCGGACCCGATCCTGCCGGACGTCGAGCTGGACGGGGTCGAGGTCTTCGCCTCCCTCATGGTCTACACGCTCGCCGAAGAGGTCGAGCGCCACGCCGACACGCCCCGGACCTACGCCCGGACGGTCGACCTGGCCGTCGAGGTCTTCGCCCAGCAAGGTCCCGAGGCAGACGCCCAGGCCCTCGAGGACCTGATCGACGACGTCTGCGACCAGGTCGAGTGCGTCGTCGACCCGCTGATCCCCCAGCTCTCGCGCGTGGAGCTCCCCGGGACCGGGACGACTCTCTCGGTGAACCCCTCCCGCTCCACCCTGGCCCGGGTCGAGCTCGACTTCGACTCCCGGGGGGCGAAGCTCTCGGGGGCCGCTCGCCTCGTCTGGCGGATCGTCTACTCGACCGAGGTTGACGAGCGGGAGCAGGCCCGGGCGACGGACCTCGAGACCGTCCGCGTCACCTACCGCTTCCCCCCTCCCGACCCGGCCACGCCGCCGGCCGCGGAGGATGCAATCGACCTCGCCGGTGGGTAGGGTGAGCGCGCGATGAGCGAGCGCGCCACCCTCCGACCCGCCCGCGCCGGGCTGATCGTCCCGGACCCCGACCACGGCGGCCTGCCGCTCCCGAGCACGGGCCGCGAGCTCGTCCTCTCGAGCTACTGGCGAAGGCGCCTCGCCGACGGCGACGTGGTCGTCGTGACCCCGCCCGCCGAGCGCCCGACCGAGCACCGCCCGACCCTCCGGGGCGACAAGCCCGCCAAGTCCTAGCCCATGGTCACCTTCAACCAGGTCCCGCCCTCGACGCGCGTCCCCTTCGTCTTCGTCGAGATCGACCCCTCGCGCGCGCAGAGCGGGCCGACGATCCAGGAGTACCGCGCGGCGCTGATCGGGCAGAAGCTGCCCACGACGCCGGTCGCCGAGAACGTGCCGACGCTCGTCACCTCGGCGGACCAGGCCGGGCTCGCCTTCGGCTTCGGCTCGATCCTGCACGGCATGGCGATCGCCTGGTTCCGGGCGAACCAGTCGACCGAGGTCTGGTGCGTCGGCGTGGAGGACGCCGGCGGCGCGACCAAGGGCACGAAGACCCTGACCGTGACCGGGCCCGCCACCGCGGCCGGCACCCTCTTCCTCTACGTGGCCGGCCGCCGGATCGCGGTGGCCGTGGCCTCGGGCGACTCGGCGAACACGATCGCGGCCAGCATCGACGCGGCGATCGCGGCGAGCGAGTTCGCCGACGAGCTGCCGGTGACCTCCGGCGTCGCGACCAACGTCGTGACCCTGACGGCCCGCAACGGCGGCACCCAGGGGAACTCGATCGACGTCCGCTTCAATCACCTGACCGGCGAGGTCTTCCCGACGGGCGTCTCGGTCGCCGTCGCGACCGGCGCCTCCGGCGCGACGGACCCGACCCTGGGCAACGCGCTCGCCGCCCTCGGTGCCAGGCAGTACCACGTCCTCGCGGTCGGCCTGAACGACGCCACCTCGATCGGGGCCGTCGACGCCGAGCTCGCCTCGCGCTTCGGGCCCTCGGTGCAGCTCGAGGGGCACGCCTTCTACGGCAAGGCGGACACCCACGCGAACCTGGTCACCTTCGGGGACGGGCTGAACTCGAAGCACACCACGGTCGTCGGCCTGAAGGCCCCGCTCTCGCCGACCTGGGAACTGGCGGCCTCCGTCGCCGGCGTCGTGGCCTTCTTCGGCCAGGCGGACCCGGCGCGCCCCTTCAAGACGCTCGAGCTCCCCGGCTTCGTCGGGCCGGCCCTGGCGGACCGCTTCACGCTCACCGAGCGCGACCTCCTGCTCAAGAACGGGATCGCGACCGCGGTGGTCGACGACGTCGGCGTCGCGCGTTGCGAGCGCCTGATCACGACCTGGCAGACCAACGCCACCGGCGCCGCGGACGTCTCCTTCCTGGACGTGAACACGCTGCTCACGCTCTCTTACCTGCGCTTCGACCTGCGCACGCGCTTCCAGACGACGTTCCCGCGCCACAAGCTGGCCGACGACGGCACGCGCTACGGGCCGGGCCAGCCGATCGTCACCCCGAAGGTGGCGCGCGCCTTCTGCGCGACGCTCTTCCGCTCGTGGGAGGAGCTCGGCCTGGTCGAGGGCTTCGACCAGTTCGTGCGCGACCTGGTCGTCGAGCGCAACGCGACGGACCGCAACCGGCTCGACCTGCTCCTCCCGCCCGACCTCGTGAACCAGCTGCAGGTCACGGGCGTCTCCCTCCAGTTCCTCCTCTGAGCTGACCCATGGCCTCCCGCATCGGTGGCACCCTCTTCGTGGCCTACAACGGCCAGCGCCTCTCCGTGCGCGGCAACTGGAGCGTCGGCTTCGGACGGCCCAAGCGCGAGGCGGTCGTCGGCATGGACGGCGTCCACGGCTACAAGGAGATGCCCCAGGTCGGCTTCATCGAGGGCGAGGCCTCGGCCACGCCGGACCTCGACGTCCCCGCGCTGCTCGAGCTGCGCGACGCGACGATCACCGCGGAGCTGGCGAACGGGAAGGTCGCCGTGCTCCGCGACGCCTGGCAGGCCCAGGAG